TCTGCAATTCTTAAGTACAAGTCATCGGCAATCATCTCGCATGATTTGTAGTCCAATGACAGACAATTTTGTTCCCCTGAATACAGTGCTTCCAAGAATCGTTTGAATTGGATGAACTCGATATCACGGTCATTGTGCCATACGTCGATTGACACCCTGAAGTGAAAAATATGACGATGGGGATAACCAAGAAAGCTAACATCGGCGAGGTGAGGCTCTTCCAATGCTGCAGGATATTTGTGTATACCTTCTTTTTGAAAAGTAACCCATATTTGTCTCTTAGCTTCATCCTTAATCCTTTCAATACGCTCACGTTCACTTTGAATCATCTATCATCCCCGTAATCTAAATGTTCATGCTCATGTTCCCATTGCAATTTATTCAGTCTACCTATTTCATCACGAATAGCTAATTTTTGTTTTTTCATTTCGGTTAATTTTTGAACCTCAACATGAGGATGATCTTTTTCCATATCATCAATTTGCTTGTTAAGAACTCTATGCATTTCTTCTAAATGTGTAATTTTACTTTTATACATTATCTTTCCTCCAATGATTGATACTCATCAATTACTCTGCTCGACCACATTTCTTCATTCTCTAAAACTGGAATGTCAATATCTTCCTCTTTTTCTTCAGTAAAAAACTCATTAAAATATGTCATTGAGTTATTTGTTTTTTTGCCACTAAATCCTTGACTACCACTTTTGAATTGATCCCAGAACCAATCATATTCTTCAATTTTATCTAGTGCTTGTTGTCTATCAGACATTCCTATTATTTCATCAACTACATCACGAAAAGCAACAATACCAAATTTATCATGAATTAACATATTTGGAATTACATTACTATCATATTTTCTATTTGCTTCTTGCACAGCAACCATATGTTGATATACGTTATGACCTTGAATTAATGTATAACTTAATGTGTCCCAACTTGTTTTAGTTTCTTTACCATGCTGCCCAATAAAGCCTTGACCTCTGTAACACAAATCACGCATTGTCATATTAGCAGTTATCGGACTGTCAGTAAATACTTTGTGGATACCTTCAGCTAGTACGGCATCCTTAAATTTGCGAGTGTCATTCGCATAGCTTTTCTTTTCTGCGGTCTTTTCCATTTGATAAGACCATTTACTTCTATCTTCAAATGTGTTGTTAAAGTATGCCAAACCTTTTGCTGCACTAAAGAATGGGCTTGCACAGTCAAAGCTAATTGTGACATTTGGATTCACATGTTTACGTAATGCACGTTGTGTGTCACTGAATATCAATGACCATTCTAGTATAGATGTGCCAAGGCAATGAATCCAATCGTGTACTCCACTTTGGAGTAAATCATCATGGATAATATGTACCAAACGTTTAAGAAAAAGACTGATATCAATTTTTGTCTGACCTCCGAATGCCCAGCCATTGAAATGATTATCAGGATATTTCTTAGGATCACAATAATCCTTCATCTCTTGATACCATTCATCGCTTTGTTTATGATTACGACCTTGTAATACATTTAAGAATTTGCATTTACCACTACGATTTTCAATAAAATATTTGTTATTGATATGGGTAGCTTTGACTGCATCTTCAATAGTTTTGATACCATGAACACTATTACCGTTTTTATCTTGTAAATGATAAGTGGTAAGTGATTGTGACGGAATGTCAAGAACCATACCATAGTCCATGTATGTGTCCATCCATTTAAGAACCTGTTCACGTTTCTTTTGTGCTTTTGGACAATTAGGATTCTTCCAATCAGCAGGCCATTGACCTTTTAAAATCTGAAACCCACCACTGTCACCTAACAAGAAAGTGCCACTCTCTCGTTCATGTACAATGCTTTCGCTATTACCTTGCTTCTTAGGATCAAGTTCAGCATGACCTGCACTGTATAATGCCCACTTATATGGGAACAATGCTTTCTGACTATTAAGAAAATTAAGTGCTTCTAAATCAGGAATACCTTGTGGTATACGTTCAGGAGGGAAATAATTTTCACCCTTACGTTGCTTACCCAACCCAGTAATATAAAATGTACTGAGTGCGGGTAAGAACAATGCCCATTCAGGATTATGTTTAGATGTTAGATCGTCTTTTTCCATTAGATTGACTTAATCATTTATTTTCCTACTGCAGGGATTAGATAACGATATGTACCAATACCACTGTCAATAGTGATTTCTATAATGCCACGTTCAGCAATCTTTATAGTTTTGTCTCCTGCCATATTCAATACTTGAATAATTAGATTTACAGGAAATTTTAATGTACCACTAAATGTGCCACTTACATTTGATTGAAACGTAAATGCGCCGTTGTGTGTAGCTGGGTCACCAAAGTAAATTTTAATATCATTGTTCTCAACTTTGATTTTAAAATTATCTACTTCACTATTTGCCTGTGCTTGTCTTTTTAGTCTATTGATAGATTCAACAGTAGGATCAAATGTAACGTTCCATGCAGGAACTTTAAATATAAAGTTTCCTACTTTTGTGTTTGCAATATCTTCAGGCATTAATCTATATTCATTGTTAAAATCTTTATTTTTATTTTCAAAATAAATTGATTTAGCAATGTCGCCATCACGTTTAGTAACGATACTTGCATCTTCATTGTATTCGTCTAAACCTAAGATAGTTTTAAGTTTATTTAAATTTGGCAAACCAAATGTGCCGTTGAAATTAGGTTCGGGAGTTTTAAATGAACCTTCAATTACTACCTTGCCTGATTCGTCTTGTGATACTGCTGCAAAATTTGTTTCAGTATCAGTACCCATTATTTTAATTGTATCAATGTTACTAAGACCATGTATGTGTGAAATTAAATCTTGTAAATTATCCTTCATATATTCTCCTTTGTAGTATTTAGGAATCTGTTGTGTGTATTATAGTGGAATTTATTGCAAAAATCAAAACTAATTTAACCTAATGTGAAAAAATCATCAAATGTTGAATTAGTATCTGTGCTTGTGCGTATATCCCAGTCAAGAACACCCAAAAGATTATCAATCTTCTCGTCAATCAATGTTTGTTCCATTGCTAAATCATCAAATGGCAATTCAATAAACCATTGCGGCAATCTCAATTCATCGGTTGGATATGCGATACTAGTATATCCCAACGGATTTGGTTTAAGTTTACATACAACGATTTTCATGCCATCAACAATCTTTTGACTGTAGTTGTCACTGTTAGCCTGACGTAGTGTGTTCCAGTTTAGTGCTGCTCTTACATGTCCAGGCATGTTTGCTTTGCCTTGTGCTTTTTCTTTCTCACTGTATGTCGTGAGATTGTTCACACCCTTAGGACTACCCTTAGTCCAACTAGGTTGTTCGTGCATGTAATTTTTAAAATCTTTTACCATTGCAACTACTTCGTCACGATCTGCACCATTAAGCACACGTTCCAATACAGTCATCAGAAAGTCTTGAACATATTTAGGCGTGTCTGCACGTTTCAAATCTAAACCCATTGCTTTGATTTGACCTGACTTACCATTAACATCTTTGCGCTTACCTTCTTTGTCATAGATGTTAATAGCATAACGTTTTTTAGTGATGAAAATACTGCGCTCACCAATTAATTCACGACCAGCTTTAATGATAGCGCCGTTCTTTCTTGGTGCATGAAATGCTCGTTCCATAAATGCAGGGAAACTATCATTCACTTGATCGGCAATATTATCGTATAGAGTAATGCAAAGGTCTTTGTCCCATTGCACTTCTCCTTTTGTAATTGCATCTTGTAATACGGGTACGGCACTAAAATAACATGAGTCAGTATCACCGTATACAATAGCAGCACCGTCATGATTATATTCTCCTGCAATACATTCGTTTATTTGGCTCATCATATGTTTAGTAATCTGACGACCACTTAATGTGACACTTTGACCAATACGCTTATCATAGAAACGACAATGTTCATTAAGTAGTGCGCCATATGCAGAGTTGAGTAGAATCTTTCGGACTAACTGACGTTTATCCCAGTACTCTTTATCATAGTCGGTTGTTGATTCTTTTAGTTTCTTCTGCATATCCTTACGATCACTATACCAGCGTGAGAGTAGACCTGGGATCACGCCTTCTTGTTCGTAAGTAAATATTGTACCATTAGCACTGAGCATCCAAGGCTTATGGCTATCAAATATCATCTTCCAAACTTCAGCAGCACTCATTTCAGTACTACGACCATCTTCAAAATCAACGGTCAACATAGTACCGCGTTCTTGGTTCATGATTGCTGCATACTCTAATGCACCAAACAATCCTTCCCACAATATAGCTCCAGTAACATCATCGTCACCTTCTTTATATCTTTTCTTTTGGCTCGCTAAAAGCTTGCCTTTTTCTCTCATGTATTGTTCTGTGAGGGTTTGTCTAATTTGACCGACGATGGTTTCTGGCGCCATGTTGAGGGCTCTAATAACCGAGGGATAGAGCGAGTTGATATCAACTGCTCCGACGTATTCGTGCATTCCCCTTTTCGGCGTAGCAACATAGGCACCTGCTGCGGTTTGTTCATCATTGTTATCCTTTCGTGATTTATCGGGAACTACTAAACCTCTTTCATGCGCTTCATTGAAAATTGCTTGCTCAATCATTGCAACTGAACCCATAACCGTTGGCAACAGTACAGTGTTTTCATGTGCAAGTGCGTTAGCTAAATCTAAGAACTTTAGTTTATTGTGAATCTTAACCAACAACATAGTATCTTGACGATTATATTCTAAGAACTTTTCCCAGTCCTTGTTATATAACTGATCAAGTGTGCCTTCATACTGTGTTTTGTTTTCACCGACTTCCATCTCGCCGATGAAATCTAGTTTATAACTATGGCGACTTTCGTAATTATACTTTTTGTACAATTGCAAATAGTCCATATGAATTCTTCCGATTAAGTCAAACGTTTGTTCCTCTTTACCGAATCGTTCATATGTTCTTGCTTTAGGTAATTGACCCATTAGACAAAACTTACGTGTGTCATCTTTACTCATAACTCTAGTAACACGATTTACCATATAAGGTATATCATATCCTTCTGAGTTCCAACCAGTCATTACATCTGCATCTTCAATCAACTGAAAGAATGTTTCAAACATTTCAGTTTCGGATTTGAATAACAATGTGTTTTCAAACTTCTGTGTAATTTCATATGCAGTTTCATCACTCATGTGTCGTGGTGCAATACACAACGTAATCAATTGATCTAGCCAATCTAAGTACAATGAAATTGCTGTTACTGGATTGAAGGGATCACTTGTTGGACTAAAACCTTTTTCAGGATCAAAGTCAACCTCAATGTCAAAGAAGCATGTGTGAAGTTTTGGTGGTTCTACATTTAAATAATTGTCGCTGAGGCAACGAAAAACTACATTGATATCACTTTCAAATAGTTTCTTGCCATTTTGTATTCTACGTTCTTTTTCAAATTCACCACGCTTGCGTGAACTGAAACGGCTTACTGGGTCACCATAGATACTACGATATTTACCTTTAGGGTCACTATAATAAAATACATAGCTTGCAGGATACTCACGATAGGCTCGTTTGCCTTCTGGTGTTCTTTCTACAACATAGATTTTATCACTATCACGGTCATGAACCGCGTCTACGTAACTCATTTGCACCTCAACTTATCTGCTAACAAACCTGATAGAAATGCAATCAATGCTGCTACCGCAACTATTGATAAAATCATAATACCAAATAATAGTAGATTAACGAATTGTTGAAAGAGAGCTAACAAAATCAAAGTGTTTTGCCTACAGTTGTAAGAATGTTTTCAAGCAATTCTTGTTCTTGTTGAGTTTTTCCGAATTCTGCTTTGTGTGCCACACGGATAGCTTTTTTAAGTACGCTTGGTTTTACTTCTAATTCTTCTGCTACTGCTTTGATAGTGTCGCTTAGTCCACCATTAAGTGTTTCAACTTCGTGCATAACTTGCATGCCTTCGTTGATGAGTTGTGTTAGTTTAAGTTTTTGTTCTGCGGAAAAGGTTCTATTATCCAATTGAGACTCCTATAAAAATGAATGTTAATTATATACTATTGTTTGCAGTGTTTGCAAGTTTTTGTTTATCCAATACTAATTTCTTAACTAGTTTCGGTAAACCCGGATTCACGTGTAATGCATGTGGCATTAGTTCATGTCTGATATAGTTACGAACGTATTTGGTATCAGTATTACTTTGATCTTCAACCCACCCACAGTCATGTCGTTCTGCCCAATCAATAAAATCTGCCTTTGATGTGGGTAAGAATGGGCGTAATACATTATTTCGTTGTGCAGGAATAACTTTTGGATTGCCATGAAGACTTGACCAAATATATGTTTCTACACAATCATCTAAATGGTGTGCAGTGACAACTGGATCCTTAAATGACTCCAAAAAGTTATATCGTTCATCACGCCAAAACTCTTGACTACTTACCCCATCAGGATATGGTTTAGTTAAATGCCCAACTACAAGTGGTAATTCTCTCGCACCAGCAAAGTTTTGTACAAAAGTATGTGCTAACTCACTTGTTTTTGTACCATGATGAAAGAATGCTAATGTTACATCATGCTTTCTACGCAAGAAATCAGCAATGGCTACACTGTCCACACCACCGCTAAAAGCGATAACTAATTTTTTGGGTAGTGGGAAGAGTAATTTGATCATCTATATAGTATAGCATAGATGTGTAAAATAAACAACTACTTTGGAACTTAGTAGTCATTCTCCGCTGAATGATCTAGATTCATATACAACTGCCATTTACGATCAGGAAACTTATCTATGTAGGTATTTATCATAGCGTCCCAACTAGTATCCATTCTGTTTTGTATTGCGCTCAATGAAACTGGATCATCACGCTCGTCCATTATTTGGCCGTATTCAAAATCTATCTCCAAATCTCCGTAATCAGCCACTTCATCCCAATCGTAACCAGCATAGTCACTTGATTGGCTCGCATAATCTAAAGCATCAGAATCACTTTTTACTGGCTGATCATCAATAGATATACCAAAATGTAGTTGATACTTTTCTCCAGGATGTTCAGGATGTTTAGGTATTGCTATAAGTAATGGTGCGATGCCATAATAATATTTGAACATATTATTACCTTTAGTAGCAGCAGTACACCAGCGTGTGCCTTGTCCATAGTAACATGAAGCATGTACATCTTCTGGTACAATTACACGCCAATTTTCATCATCATATAATGTAAATGCACGACCTTTATCTTTTAGTTCTGCTTTATCA